TGATTTGGGCATTAGTCCCATCAATTTTTTCTGTGACGATAACCTGACGATTAAGTCTAGCTATTTTTGGGAAACCGCTAAATAGCGGAGAATTGATATTGTTCATGTCGGGGTTCATTTTAATCCTTTAATTACCGCTATATTTAACATTAATGCTCCAGTCCAATAAAGAACTTGGTTCCAATTCCCCGCAACTAACCAACGCACCAAGAGAAGGCCGTAAAAGCACAGCAAGGCATAATTGATAGTGCGGGGATCGGAGAGCCAATTCATTCTGTGACGATTGAGGAAGGCTTTTTAGGCTCGTTAATCGTGTTCTCAAAGAACTCATCAATATCACAGATCATGCAGGGCGCACCTTTTTCGTGCGTTTCCTTGTCGTGGCCCCCTGCCGCGATAAGGATTTGCTTGATCCCGTCAAGGAAAGCATAGGCTTGGTAGCTCGCCGCGAAGAACTTTGCCCAACGGATTGCTTCTTCGGGAGAACACAGAGAAGAGATGGAACAAATTTCCAGCCCTTCGGCATCCAAGATTCGGTCGGCATCGGCTTTGATGGGGAATTTAAACTCAATAGGGTTGTTGTTGATGATCATAATTAGATGGAGTAAGAGGCGAATTTCTTGCCTGTTTTGCGGTTGTGTTTGATGGTTCGATTGATGCGGTAGCCCATGCGCTTCAATTCAAGAACACGGGCGGCTAGACGAAAGCATCCAAAGCGATTCAATGCTTCAAGGGCCGTGAGGCTCTTGCCGGTCTTGAGGTGCTTGAGGATGCGGAGGGACTGACTAGGGTTGGTGTGTTTGGTTTTCATTTGCGGTTGTATGCGGTTAGGATTTTGTCGATCTCCTCATGGATGAGGAGGGTCTTGCCAAGAGAATTGAGCTTCTGAATTTCTTCCAAAGAGCGAAGAAGGCCATCCAACTCTGCGGCAAGGTCGTTGTAGCTCATTTCAGCGGCTCTTTGAGCGGATAGCCAGCTCAGGTCGTTGTTTGTCATTGATTTTGTATTTCGGGGTTCCGATGAGGCCGCGCTCTGAAAGTCGCATCAAAAGCGGGGGCCACCAAATGCAAGGACGATCTCCATGATATTCCTTCATGCCATGACTTTGTTGATGGTTTCGTTCAATACATTTGCCTGACGAAAAAAGATTTCGTCAAGGCGATCAAAGCCAACCGATGATTGGCGAGGAGTCGGTTGAACCAATGCTTTTTCTAGGATGACTAGATCGTTGTAGAATTGCTTTGCCCTTGCAACGCTGATTCGGATCTCGGATAGCCCGTGTTCTTCTGCGTATTTGATGCTCACCTTAAGCATTGCATTGTATGTTGCGGCCCTGCTTGCGGCCTCTCGTAGTGTTGTTTTCATTTTTGTTGTGCAGAGCATGGTTGAATGCTCTGAGGCCCATGCTTTCAGAATCTCGAAACGAGTCAACAACAAATTTTTGAAAAAAATAAGGGCGGGGATTTCTCCCCGCCCTGCGGTGTTCGACAAAGGCAGCTTACGCATTAGCACCCGGTTCGGAGGTCTCTTCCGACTCCCATTCCGCAAATTTTAGAAATCAATATCCTCGTCCTTCGGCTGGTAGCCGTTACTCTTCGCCTTGTTGTGAGGCGTAATGCCACCTTTCTTTTGACGAGGAGGGCCAACCTTGATGGATAGGAAATTGCTTCCTGCCTTGCTTGTCTTCTCCCAGATGGAGATCTCGTAGTCCTTACCCTCCACATTGAGAGGGCCGCTCCACTTGGGAGCTTTGGGGTTTGCGTTGTCGCGCTCGAAAGCGGCTCCGCTGTTTGTGTTGTCGTAGTTGCTCATTGGTGTGTTGTTACTTCCCGTTCTTCAAACCGCAGGTATTGCGGCTGGAAGGTTAGCGGGAAAGATGTTCTACTACAATTCCTAGCGAGTCGGATGTCAAGCCAATATCCGATCTCATCGGGATCTTGTTTCTTCTTGCTATCCTCCTCTGCCTCTTGGTAGCGGATGACCAAAAACATATCGCAGTCATGCTGGATAGCATCAGATTCACGGGCGGTTCCGTTGCGGTTAAGCTGGCATAGAGCAATGATGGTGATTCCAAGTTCCTTGGCTACCAACTTGAGGCATCGGCTGACTTCTGCCACCTGGCGCTCACGGGAGTCCTTTGCGTTGGATGGCATAGCAAGCTGGATATAATCAAAAACAATCATCTTTACGCCATGCGTTGCCACCATCCTACGAGCGGCAGCCATGATTTGAAGTGGGTTGATAGAGCTTTCATCTCTGATCCAGATCGGTAGCTTGCCAACTTGCCCCACGCCAAAAGCAATCTTACCCATCTCTTCTTTAGTGGGGTTTTTGGATAGCACGGATATGTCCACGCCAGTTAGGGAAGCTACAAGCCTATCCACCATTTCCCCGCTACTCATCTCAAGGCTGAACACTCCCACGGGATTACCGGCATCAGCGGTTCGTTGGGCGATGTTGAGAGCAAGAGCGGTTTTCCCCCCTTTTGTGGGCGCACCGATCACAATCAATTGCCCTGGCCTCATGCCTCCCGTGTGTTCATCAAGAGCAGGGAAGCCGTAGGTAAGCCCCATGAGCTTGCCCTTGTTCTTCACCATCTCCTCATATTCGTTGAGGCGGCGTGTTGTAGCCTCGCCAATAGACTCAATTTTTGTCCCTGACTCCGCTTCTGAAGCAATGGCGACAAGAGCTTTCTGCACAGTCTCGGAGAGTTCCCCGTTCACCACAGGGTTACGCGCTGAATCAATGATGCGCTCTGCACCAGCAATGGCAAGTCGCGCCGTGTGGTAGTGGCGAATGATGTTGAAATACTCCTCATGGTTGTAGCTTGTCGCCACAGCAGAGTATATCGCCGCCACTTCTGACGCACCACCGCAATCTGCCATGCAGTTGTTGGTCTCCAACCACTCGCTGATGGTCACGAGATCCACGCTCTTGCCCTCTTTCCAGAGGGCTAAAAGCCCCTTAAACAGCGTTTTATGGGCTGGATAAGAGAACAGGGCGGCCTTGAGGTGATCGGCGTGTATATCAAGGATGGAGGGATTTTGCAGGGCAGAGGAAAGGAAAGCCCTTTCTGCGTCTAGATTGGCAGGAAGGCTCATTTGGTTATCCTTCCAATAATAAATCCAAATACGCAAATAAGACCGCCGACTATATCAAAGTTCATTTCTTCTTCCTCCCACGGGGCTTCGGCTCTGGCTTCGCGGCTTTCATTGCCCAATAAAGATCAACTTGCTTCTGGAATACCACCCATTCCTTTGAAAGGTCTTCTCGCCACACTACCTCAAAATCGCCCTCTTCTTCCTTGCCGATACGGACAATCGCGTGATCTTGAATGTGATGGAACGGAGTCACCACATTGTATATTTGGGCATAACCCGCGCATTGCCTCCAGTAGCTCTCCGAGATTTTCTTACTGGTCTTGAAGTCGAGGAGAACGTGATCCCCATTCTTGCGCTTGGCGATAAGGTCAATCGTACCTCCGTATCGATACGCCTCGTTGACTAGCTGAATCTCTGTGGCTACGACCTGAAGGTCTTGAGTCTCCCACCACTCAAGGAACTTATGATAACACACAAGAGCCTTATCCCGCTCCTTCTGCGTGTAGTCGGATAGGTCTGCTACAAACCCATTCAAGAATGCCTCAACATAAAAGTGAGCCAGCGTACCAATGTCGCAAGCCTCCTTACTCACGTCTCGGTAGTTCTTTCCCTCGCAACCTAGTTTCCAGGCCCAATGGATCAACGCCCCTGCGTCATCACCAATTTTACTTATAGTAGATCCTCCCGGTACTTGCGTTCCATCAGATAGGAAATACTTCTGATGCTCTTTGTGTCGGTCTAGTTTTACGGAGTTCATTTTTGTTTTGGTTTTTGAAATACAAGAAAATAGCTCATTCTGCGTAGTCCTCGTAGTCAATTCCGCATCCGCACTCTGGGCATTCTTCTGGCTCTGTATAGCCTCCTTCTGGCGGCTCGTTATCATCGTAGCAATGCGAGGTGATTGCTGGGATGTAGGGATACACTACAATCTCCGTGTCCTTGCCGCATTCACATGAATGCGTTTGTCCGAATGGCTTGGGTCTTTTCATAGTGATTCAATTGCGTTTTTGTATTTTTGGTTCTGTTTCTCGGCGGCATCTAATCGCTTGCAGAGAAGTTTCACTTCTATTTCAAGGATGAGGATCTGATCAGCTATCTTATCTAGTCTATCCACAATCGGATTCAGCGGTTCCTTTCCAGCGAAAAATGTGGTTGTGGAATTGACGTGTAGTAATGGTTGCATTGATTGATTCTTACGAATGGTTTCTGCCCCTCGCAGGATTTGGTTAATCTTGTCTTGGATTCCGTACATATCAGTTGATGTCCTCTGGTTTCACTTCTCGCTTCATGGCGTTCAGTAGATCGCAATGGCGTTGCGCTGTAGTTTCGTCATCGAATGCCGCTTCCATAGGCCAATCAGCGGTTGTACCCATGTTTTTATCAATGAAGTCAATGTAATCGCGCATGAGTTTACGGAGCCTTGCTACCTCGTTGTCTAGTGTATGTTGTGGGTTCATTTTGAGCGTTATTGAGCGTTAGCGGCTCCATGAGTTTCCGATAATGTAGAGAGGCTCCTCTTTATGCAGGAGCAGTTGACATACCCAAGTTCCTGCATTGAATTGGCCCAACAGATAAGGATAGAGAGGTTGCACAATCCCTGCGGCTTGTAATGCTTTTACCATTCCTTCGTTCTCGCTGTAGTCTTTTATGATCACTTGCCCAGGCTCTAGCCAAACTTCGGGATCATTGATGGTTGCTGTGGCGAATGGGCTTCCATTCTCGGTGAGTCGGATCGCGGTGCGTCCGTTCTCGTATTGGTCGAACACGACATCGCATTCGGCTCCAAGGAACTTTACTTTCATTATTTTTTTGTGGGTTGCGAGGCCATTGCCTCTGGTTCAGCTACGAGTCGTAGCAGAATGAAAAAGCTGGTCAAACTTTTTTTGAATAAATCTTGAAGCCCCTTCTAGCGGCCTCCGCAAGAAACTCTGCCTCGCTGTATTGATCTATAGATACATACTTCCTCCGATTTGCCACTTGATCTCGTTGTGTAGCCCATCGGACATTGCTCGGCTCGTAATCTCCATTCACATCTATGCGGTCTATGGAATGATTGGGGCTTGGCTTTGGGCCAACGTCTGCAAGGAAATTCAAGAATCCATTTTTTCCTTTCCATCGTTCGCAAACCTTGATGCTGCGATCAGCGTAGTCTTTCTTGCAAGGATGTTTTATATTTGGTGAGCAACGATTGAGCATCCCCCTCCAATGAATGTATTCTCTGCTCTTGCTCATGCCATGAGTTTTCCCAGAGCGGTTTTCTTTCCACAAGCAGTTGCAACTTTTTTGTCCACGCTTTAATGCGTATCCCATGATTTCTTTTTCTACTCCGCAATCACATCGGCATAGCCAGTAATATTTTCCTTTGTGATCTTTCCTGCCGCGCTTCAAAACAAGCAAGCGTCCAAATCTGTGTCCTTCAAGTGATTCTCTATCTCGGTGAATTGTGTCAGTCATATGAGGACTCTAGCGTATTTTGGCTAACAAAGCTATCCCAATCTTCTTCCATTTGCTGATTTGTTTCGCTAGTCCCTTGTATGCCGTAGTTCCTGACAAACACCTCCACAAGAAGAGCCAAGGCATCTGCTCTATCTGGACTGTTGCCGCTTGTTCTTGCCTTCATTTCTTTCTTACTCTCAACGCAAATCTTTTCCTTCTTCAGCGAGTATAGGCGAGTAGAAAGCTCTCGCGCCGTGTCCTCGTCTAGTCCACGAAGTTTGTTTCCAACAATCATTTGGCGCACATTGAACCAAAGTTGAGTGACCCTGTTGTAATAAAGCTCTTTGCCTGTCTTCTCATCTTCTACGCTCACTTTGTCTTCGGTTGCGTATCCTCCAAAGGTCACGCGATGGAATCCATTCTTCCAACGCTGGCTTATGATGTCCGCAAGTCCTGCTCCTCCTCCAGTAGAGTCAAGAGCAAAACATTCTGGCTCTATGCGCTTTTGATTGAGTTTTTCAATCACCCTATCCGCAATCTGAAAGAATGCAGGATAATCCACCCTTTCTTCAATGATGATCTTGTGAGTCTCTGTAATCATTAGAACAGTATCACCATCAACAGTCTTTCCAATCATGCCAAATCGCAGAACACAATCATCGCCATCTGTTGTGAATGCAGGGTCAAGAGCCGCTACTTGCATTAGCCCTCCACCCGCCCATATTGCCTTGTCTGATGCCTTTCCTTCTTGGATGGTAGCCGCATCAACAACTGTGTTTCTAACGCCGCTAGGAGGCCAGAACCCCCTCACATAGCTCCACCATTGAAGAGAGTTCTCTCCATAGTTGGCTCGGCAAGCATCTATGTCATCTTGAGAGAATAACTTTGGAAAGATGATTTTACCGCGCTTGACATTCGGGGACTTTAGCCCATCAAAGTGAATACAAATACCAGTCTTAGTTTCCCATGATTCATAGTCTGCCGTGATGGTTGACCATCCTCCCTTTGGTTCACAGAACCTTCCATGTGCATCATATTGACTGCTGGCGTTTCCGATTGCCACAAAGCGATAGAAATCTGCACCAATAGAAAGATTGAATCTTGCATCGAAAACAGCAGGGGGACTCTGCGGGGCTTCGTCAACGCAGATAATAGTCCGTGATGGGTGGAAGCCCTGCAGTTTACCAACCGCTTGTTCTACAGCCCCGCTATCAACTGCTAGACCGATAATTGAATGTCGGTCATCCCCTTTCTGAAATTGAATCTTGGTTTGAGAATCAACTATGTTCAACCCAAACAAAGGATGGACTGGGCGCATGAAGTTCATCACTTCACTCCACACGCGACCCCTCAAGCTGGGAACTGTCGTTGATGTGAGCGCAACACGGGTTGCCATAGGGCAAGCCAAATACTCAATCGTGGAGATTAACGAGAATGTGAATGTCTTACCAGCGGCTCCGCACCCAGTCGTCCCGATCTCTTTATAGTTTGTCCAAGCCCAGAGACAAAGCTCTGACCAGTCATTCCATCCATCCATGACCCAAGGCCATAGCATATGGATAACGTGCTTGATATGCTGACCCCGACTCAAGCCGCTGAAGCGACTTGGATCGGGATCTTTCACCATCAGCAACTCAACCTCTAGTTGGGTAGCTTTAGGGAAAGCCGATAAATCTAAACCATAGGTTTGTAATTTCATTAAGGCTGGAGCCGCCCCTTGCGGGGCGACTCCGTAACAACATCTACATCATGGTAGATATGTGATCTTATCGGAAGTAGGATCGAATAGAATCCATTGCCCCCTTGGGCTTGCCAGTAGTCTCGTTGATGTCGCTAGTCCCGCGCCTTGGCGAGGGGCTTACCGCAGTATCTTGGGCAACGCGAGCCTTGTATTTAGCAAGTTCCGCTTTGAGCTTGGCATTCTCAGCAACCGCATCCTTGGCGATCACCGCAAGGAACGGAGTGACCATCATGTCGTTTTCGGAAGCAGTCCCCATGAGGATATTCTTTGCCGCCGCGATACGATCATCAACGAGCTTATTGTGATCATCGTCGTCTCCCTTACGGAAGAAATCAGACTTGCTGGCGAGATGAGAAGCAACTCGCTCAAAGTTCTTGTTGATCTTTTCCGTGGTGGCCTGACGAGTCTTCTCTTCTTCCTGAACAAGCGTGGAGGAAGTCTCGCGGTGATTCACCATAGCCGCCTCAAGCGCACCGCGCTTGCTGTCAGCATCATTGATGAGAGAAAGGAACTGGGCAGATGCCGCACCTCCTCCAAAGTTCTCGTCAATAAACTCAATCCGCTCCTTTCCTTTCAGCGAAAGAGCCTTTTCTGCAATAGCAGGGTCAGCGGCATACTCGTTTGCCCACTCGGTAGCCTTCTGAATAGCCGACTCGTAGGGAGCCTGGAACTTCTCGCGGAACTTAGGGCTACGCTCAAAAGCGGTTCGCTCAAGCTCTGCCTCAAGCTCTTCTGCCCTCTTCTGGTATTCAGCCAACTTCTCATCGCGGGTCTTGATCTCAAGCTCTGCCGCCTCTGCCTTCTTGCGGAGTTCGGCAAGGTTATCTTCCTTGCTCTTCTTCTTGGGCTTTTCCTCAACTGGATCAGGGTCTTTGGATAGGTCAAGGTCGGAAAGATCAAGGCTGTCAGCAACAGGCTCCGTCTTTCCCTCCTCCTTGGGGGCTTCCTCAATCGGGCCAGTATTCTTCTTTTCTTCAATCGTCTTGAGGAAATCTTGCACAGACTTCTCTGGGACTACATCAATGCCAGCGGGGGTTGGAGCAACCTCCTTTGTGCCGATGTCGGGAATCTCAGCAAGATTCTTGTAATCTACCTTTGGCAGATTCGGCTTATTCTTTAGTTGACGCTGAAGCTGTGAAAGATCACTGGGACGCTCCATAGGGGCGGCTGGGATCGGTTCAGCGGGGATGGTTGCTACTGGTGTGGTGGGTGTGGGGTTGTCCATATGTTAAAATTCGCTGGTGTAACTAGGTTCAATGTTGACTTGCTCCTCTGGCACTTCAGCCAGGATGAAGAGATCGCTGATCGCAGATGCCCTTCCAGAATCATAGCCAAACAAAACGTGCGCGTTGTTTGCTTGCTGGATAAGGCCAGCACCATTACCTAGAGTCTTTGCCATGCTCAAGCCGTCAACGACGGACAGAGCGTGTTTCATTACAGGGTTATCAAGGAGCTTCTTTAGCTCAATAGCTAGATCCACATTGGATCTCCAATCAGTTAGTGTCATATTAGTCTAGTAGGTCTTTCATTTTAGGGAGCTTATCATCGGTGAAGATGATGTTATTCTCCTCTGCGTTTTCAATCTCTTTTAATGCCGCTGGGAGAGCGTCAGTATTGACTTTAGTATCAAACCCCTTCACTCCCTCAGCGTGTTTCTCGCAATTCTTTATGGCTTCTTCCATCGTATCGCCAATGCCAATGCAATCTCCCACCTCGCACATCCTGACTCCAAGAGTGGGAATGATGTAGGTAGTGTCTTCGACGCGGCAAGCATTGCGCCACTTGATCCACCTTTCCACCTCTGGATCTACTGACACGGGAAGGGATCGCTCCTCTGCAAAGGAGGATTTAATCACGGCAAGCGCACCATACTTGGCTCGCCACACAGGGTCAACAAGCTCGCCATTGGCTCCAGCTTCCACAATCTCTCCCACATTATCCACCATCTCCCAGACAAGGGCAGACGGCGGCGCGGGGCAACGAGTAGTAAGATCAATCAGGTAAGGCGTTCCCTCGTCCGTGACCCTAATCTCTGTGCTAAACCATTGCCTATACTTGGCTTCCTCCATAAAGGGGGCCAGCTTCTCATTCACCACCCTCACAGGCTCGGAAAGATCAGCGTAGTTCCTCACGCATCCCACATATCCGCAGTCCTTCACTTCCACGCCAGTCAAGCAAGTGGAGGGATATTTCCCATCAATGCAATAGCCGTCATATCCTGCCTCCACCACGCTATCCACCTTATGCTCAATAATGAACGGGAAAATGTTGCAAAGGCCACCTAGAGCATCCCAAAGCTCATTAACGCGAGGCTCTGCCAGCTTCCATGTGGGAGCATAGAAAGTTTCAGCCAATCCTCGAAAGCCACTTATTTTGACATACACATCATCGTTATTCTCAAGGTATTCACGGAGGGCTGGCATTCCAGTAACGAGAGCGCACTTACCTACAGGCAGACCAAGCTCCCTCATGGTTTCCTTTGCCCTCCACCTCTGCACTTCCAGCTTCTCTCCAAGCCCAGCCGCCCATACGGGAATGCCAAGGGATCGGATATGCTCTGCCAGATACATGAATCCCACATCGGGAATCACAACAAAGTCCACATCTAGGTTTTCCTCCCAGCTATTGACTCGCTCCACTCCCTTGAGTCCCTCGCCAATAAAAGCAGGGCCAGGGATCGGGAATGACTTCTCATTGAAAGGCACAAAATACCTCACCTCATGCTCTTCAGCCAATCGCTCTGCGAATGCCGTGAAAAGCCCGTGATCTATCACGAGACACCTTGACATTACAATCCCCTCCTACTCATTATTAATTTCCTGTTCTTGAATGTCCCTTAAATCGTGAATCATATTCTTCATCTGCAAAGCTCGCTCGGAATCCTTGCCAAAGAAGTTGCGGTTATAAAGATAATACCTTTCGTAGATGAATGAGATGATCTGCTCGCGCATCTCTTCTCTGCCTTGCGTATATTGGTTATGAAAGTCCATATCCCATGCGCTTGAGTTCCCGGTCAATATACCAACGAGCTTTAAGCAAGTCAGTCGTTTCCTCGTCAGGGTTCTTATGCCCTGCGCGTGTGATATACTTCACCGCATTTCCGCGATTGAAGTTCATGTGTTCGGTTATGGTAATCACCTCAATCGGATATACCGATTTGTAGTGACTCGGATTAACAGGGTCATTACTCCCGCTTTCGGTTTTCATTTTAGTTGGTGGTTGGTTACTGGGGGATTATGCCCCTTCTGTTAAGCTCGTCAAGCAATTCTTTTGTGGAAAAGTTTTCAATTGATTTGTATTTCCTGCGATTCTTCATTTGCTCTGATCTAGATGCCCAACGAACATTCCCAGGCTCATAATTCCCATTATTGTCAATTCTATCCAATGAATGCTGTGGAGATGGTTTTTCCCCAACGCATTGTAAAAACTTTTGAAATCCTTCTCTTCCTTTCCATTCATCTGCAACTTTAATGCCGCGATCAAAATAATCCGCATGACAATGTGCAGTTGGAGTACAGCGATATTTCATTCCCTGCCAAGCGTTGAACTCTGGAGTTCCAGTAAGCCCGTGATTTTTTGAGCGAGAATTATATCTGCATCCACAGCTTTTTGATTTTCGGGCGATTAAACAATCAGATGTGGTTAGATGATCTTTACCACAATCACATTTGCACTTGTAAACAATTCTGCTGTTTTTCCTTTCATTTGTTGACTCAATAACAACGAGTCTTCCATACCTATTGCCAACAATATTTTTGGCATTGGGATGAATTGAAATCATGGAGCTATAGAACTATATTTGGATGCAACTTTTACCTTATCGATCATCAGACGCTGTGCCGTCTTGCGATCTTGGAGCATCATCTGATGTTGAGCCTTGGCCTGTTTGATCTGAGCGTCATTCTGGAATTTAGCCCTATCCAGCATGATCTTGTTCTGAGCAACTGCCATCTTGGGATCTTGCGCTCCCTGCTGTCCCTGCTGGGCCATCTCCTGCTCGTTGATCTGCTCTGCCAGATTGTTCAACTGGTCAGCAATCTTCATCAACTCGCTAGTCTGCTCATTGAGATTCTCAAACTGCTCCTTGCGGGTCGGGTCTTCCTCCAGATACTTGAGGTGGGTGAGGATATGCGGGATGGCGGCTTGCATGGTAACTGCCGCCTTTCTAGGATCTTCTTTCTGACCCTGCACAGCCTCCACAATGCTTCCTGCATACTGGAGGTGGACAGTGAGATGCACATAATGGTTCTGATCGGGATCAATGAGAACCTGACCACCAACGGCAAACGCATTGTTCTCAAGGGAGGCGATTGAAAGATCACTACCCTCTGGCTTGGTTTCTTCGGGGATACCAAAGGTTTCAACGCCAGTCTGACCAGCAATAGCGGCGATATTCGCATTGATAACCCGCTTGCGGTTGCTCTCTGGAAGCTGTGGCAGATATTGGCCAATAAGCTCCATCGCTTGCATACGGGCGGCAGAGCTTCCCTGTCCAATGCTACGAGTGGCCTTCACGGAATCAATGTCCAGAAGCGCGGCGGCTGGAACACCCCTACGGATACAAGCATCTTGGAATGCAAGAGCCTCAGCACCCCCATGATCCTCTTCAACAATGTTGGGATTAGAGGCGCGGCGATAAACTTCACGATAATGAGTGTCGAGGGCTTGGAGGTAGATTTCAGCGCGGGTGTTGGTGAGACGGCTTTTCTCGCCGATTTCCGCTTCCACTTCCTTGTTGCTCTTCTTGCGGCCACCAGCAACCGATGGCATAAAGCTACCAATATCATCGCTTTCTTGGCCTTGGAACATCTGTGCAACTTGCATTGCTCCAGCGAGCTTGGAGGTAGTTCCGACCTGCACAAAGTTCATTCCGGGAGGAAGAATGCGATAAGGCCCAATCTGAACGGTCTTGAGAGACTCGGCATCCTTAGCAGACTGAGGCTGGATCATTACCGCACTATCCACAATTACGCCTTCAAGTAGCGCATTGTTAATCCGATCCATTGCTTGAGCATACTTATAAACCTTCTGCCCAAGCCCTCTCACGCCATGATAGTATCCATTACCAACCCCATTCAGAAAGATGGTAAATGCATTAGAAAAGCTCTTATAGCAAGACTCACGTGCGCAAAGGAACTCAGTAGAGTTTAGTCGGTCAAAAACATAATGAGAAATGCGACCATCGTATTCCTTCACATAAAGGTGGGCTACCTTGATAATCTTGCTCTTGGCATACGAGTAATAGAGAGCGTTGTTCTTAAACTCCTTCTGATACCACTCCCACGGGCGGCGTTGATCCTGCTCGTCAATACGAGCTTGCATGATCGCTTCCTTGCATTCCTCGACATCCCACCCTCCACGAGATGCAGCTTCCTCATTCTCAATGTATCGGTAGAGTTCCTCCGTATACATATCGTCCAGAACATAACAAAACTCCCAGTTCTGCCAATCAACTGTGGAGCCTTTGGGGACGATCAACTGCCAAGGTTCAACAGCCTTAGCCTTGAAATCCATAGCATCCCCCCAGAACATACAAGCCTGACCATGAATGACCAACTGCTTGTGGGCCACCTGATGCTGGAGGATGAAGTTTGGGTTGGTCTTATCTAGGAGGCGATGGAACTCCTCTGTGATGATGCGGCTCCATTCCTCGCGTTTACCCATGTCCTTGCCATACTTGGTCTTAACCGTGGCATAGCTGCCAACAGAAGTGAGGATGTCAAAGTAGGGAATGACTGCCGCCTCAACCTTGGCTTCAGCGTGACCCCAGTTTACATTGATGCGATCTCCCTGTCCCATCTCCTTGAGTTGGGTATCGTTAAAGGGGGCATTCCCATCAATCTGACCTTGAATTTGAGCGCGACGATAAGATGCAATCTGATCATCATCAATCAGCGTAAACAGCATTGCACGGGCAGAACCCGCATCCTTAACCCTCGTTTTAGGAACTTCATTCTCATCGAGGTCTAGGAGGCCGTATGGCTGATTGGTATTATTTGTCATAGATGCAGTTGAGAGGATGCTTCAGATAAGCTATCGGCTTTAAGCCAACACCAATCTGGACGCTTGTTAGTTGTCTCTTCTTTCTCGCCTTTTAGCAATATATTTTTCTTGACATGAACAATTGCGTCATTACGGCAACCGCATATTCCGCAATTCTGGAGTGCATAATCTATGGATGTTTTCCTCTGGCCTTTCACTTTGCCAACCATATCTAATATCACCCTGGCTCCTCCACATCCCATACAGAAGTTGCTACGTTGGTTATAATAACATCTGGAGCAAATCTTGGCCCTTTCTTCAGCCTCACTCTGATCTACAAATGGGTCTCCACCAGCGGCGGCTTCTGTGGCTAACGCCGATAGGCTAGTAATTCCCTTGAGGATATTGTCAAAGGATAGCAGAGATGCGTTGCCCTTATATTCCTTTCCATCAGAGTAATAGCACCACCCCTCTGGGAGTTGGCGGCAGAGTTGATCTACCACCAACTCTTTCCATTGGTCGGGGAGGGTAATGTTGTTATCGCGGTAGTGTTGCTCTACCTTATCGTAAAGCTCCTGTAGGGTGTGGATGTCGGCAATGCGATAGCCTGTCTCTGGGACTGTGAAACGATAATTGCCGGGTGGGACTTGATCTTCCCTAGATAACTTTAGGATACTCATGTCAGTCGGCAGTTAAGTTCATCCTTGAGCCGCTGGTTCTGCTCTTTGAGTTCTTGATAGCCCCTATCATTGGCTAGACAAGCGTGGTATCCAGCCTGAAAGGCCATGCTCATGTATTCACGATGTCCATCTGCTGTGCCATGATTGCGGCTATAGGTTCGAATTCCATAGGTATCGAACCATTCATTAAAGAAGTCTGTGGAGCTAGTCATATTCTTCGGGTGATTCATCATGCCAAGGGATTTCATCGTCTTCGTTATCAGGAAGGTTGCTTGGAAAATAAATCATAGATTTGAGAAATAATCTCTCCTGTTTCATTAACAGATTCTTCTGATAGGTCAGGTAAGCGAGCATGGATCGTTTCATGCGCCAGCACAGACAAGAGACTGCGAGAGCGTCGATTATTGATGGTGATCCTGCGTTTGTTGTAGTCGCATAGCCCATCGGCGTTTCGTGGTGATCCATAGCCTACTTGCCATTTTTCACCATTTATCTCAATTTGTCCAAGTGATTTAAATTTCATCGCGGTTTAAACATTTCTGTGATTATCCAAAGTGCTACCACAGCAAGAATCAAAATAACAAAATAGTTCATTTCTTTGCAGTCACAATCATGTTTTTTCGTTCTACCATGTAACCCTTGTCTTCAAGGACAACACGATATTCAATCCCACCAGCCTTCATGTCTTCGATAACCCTATTCATCCACACCATTTCTTGCGGAAGAAGCGGATTATACAATCCAGCAAGGGGATGGAAATCAAAATTGATAATACATTCGTTTGATTCTTTTTTCATTTAATGGCTTTGTAGTGAATAGTTGGGTAGATTTTTCCTGACGGGGTTTGAATTCGGAACTTCTTCATTTCCATAATTCCTGAATTTAAAAAATCAGACAATCTTTTATTAGCTTGTGAAGTTTCAATTTTCCATATTTGCTGCCATTGCGCTCTGGTCTTAAATCCTGGCTCAACCTTTTCGCAATTTCTTTTATTGTATTTTGCAATAACCTCTGCGTAATTATTAATGTTCATAGCGGCAACCTCCATTCTTGTTGGGACTCGTTACGAGTCAGGAGCCAGACCGCGGAGTATTTAGGACCGATCTCTCCATAGACGATTCCTTGTCTCCATCCAAGGGTTGCTCGCCGTGCCTTTGCATAATCCATTTCACCTCGGCGCGTAAGCGTCCCCACGCAATATCCTGTGCTTTCCTTGATCGTGCGTCCTTCTCCAATCTGCGCTCGATGAGTGTGAGCAAAGATGACATTGCCGCCATACATCTCTGCCATATCTCTTGCACTATTTTCATTGTAAATCGTGCCGTGAGTGAAGGTCACATTACCGATAACAAGCCTTTGAAAAACGCCATCATACGGAATGCGGCGGCAACCAATCTTGACGAAAGCCTCGTCAATAAATTTGGTGGCTTGCTGAGCGGCATAGCTAATGAGCGCGTTGCGGTGATTGAGTAATCGGGGGATGCGGTTTTCATGGTTTCCATCCAAGACATGAGTTGGCCGAAGTTCTTTAAGGAACGCAATTCCTCCATCAATGTCAGGGGCAACTGGCTCCGACTCGTCGCTAGTTCCAGCCGCACCAGAGCGAAATGCTGTGGTGTCGCACCAGTCTCCCAGATGCACGACAAGGCTGGGTTTCCATTTTTCACACATAGCGAGAACTGCGGCCTTAGCAGTTTTGTCGATGTATTTGCCGTGGGAACAGCCGATGGCAATAAAGCGTTCATATTTTTTTCCTATGTTGAATAGATTAGGCTTTTTCATCTGGGGTGATATTGGCCTTGGCTCCAGATGTGGGGGCTAGGCTGATTAACTGCCATTTGGACGGATCGTTCTTTCCTGGAGCAACCCCAGCGTCAACCTTCACCAATGCAAGGTCAGTTGCGGTGGCGAATAGCTTCTTGTCAAACGTGAGTGCTTCTGCCTTACCGTCAAACTCCACGCAAAAGAACACGCTCTTCTTGCCTTGGATCTCGCGGATGTTGGTAATTTCCACATTCTTCCAAGTTGCAGTTGCCTTTGGCTCCTCTTTGCTCACCTCCCTGACCGGAGACTTGACTGGCTTGGCCTCTTCCTTCTTCACAAGGCCCGTGCTTACGTTCCCATCATCATCATCTTCAGAGGCAATACCCAACACGGCGGCTAGAGCATATCGTCGAGCGTAGGTGATGGCACTTCCGACCCCTTGGGGAGACTGATCTTTTAGGGGAAGAAGAAGTTTGGATGTTGTGCTGTATCCTCCCTCGTGAAGGATCGTGGTTTCAACGCCAGCGGTTCCTTCCATGAACAGCGGTTGCTGAATGACTGCCAGACCATGCTTTTTAAGCACGGGACGGGTGGCATCAATGATCGCATCCAGGGGAGCATACTTGCTCTTGAAATACGGGTTAGCGGCGGTCTTCGCCACATTAGAGAGTTCTCCAACAGCCTTCACCAAGGCTTCGCTGTATTGGATTTGTGCGGACATTTCGCTCATTTGCGTAGGAAGATAGCGATTATTGTTGCGACTCCAAGCAGGATATTTGCAAGCATTGCAAGAAGGATTCCGTCAATCTGCCATCCCCAATTAATTTCAACGGCAACTATTTCCATAGCTTCATCTTTCTTCTTGCATGGCTTCTTGCACGACTTCTTATTGATGTCGTTGATGTTCTCCCCATAATCGGGGTAATTTACCGGGTCTACGATCTTGGTGTTTTTTTTCATTGTTGTTTTGGTTTATCCCCTATCGTCTACTTCGATCATCGAATCGTCGATAACGGAAATTGCTTCGTCTAAGGTTGCTCGTATTGCTTCCAGCGTCTCAATAAGAATCTCAATCTTGTCCTCAGGAGACATTGGTGCTGACGCAGATGTGGTCACTTGATGATTTCAACTGCGAGGGCGCACACCGCAATTGCGATTGCACAGATGGTTGTGTTGCGCCAATGCCGCGCAAGCTCTTCTGCCGCTTCCAGCCTTCCTGCAATGCTTGCAACTGCTTCTGTGAGGATGTTGTTCTTGTCAGCGATGCAATCAATGCTTGATGCGATGGAATCGAGAATGTCGTCGAGTTCGACATAGGGCTGAGTTTTCTTTTTTGTGGGTTTTTTGGTGGTGGGTTTGGTGCTCATGGCGATGCGAGAATCATGCGAGAGTGATGGGATTGCAAGCCAGAAAATAAAAAAAGTGAAAAAATTTTCAGGCCACAATTTTGAGCTTGACACCCGAGGATAGCTGGTCGTTAAAATCTTGTATCTCCTCCTGCGGAGGGCTACACACCATTTGCTCTGCTCAAGTCATCCACCCTCGCCAACCATCCTTTTAAGAATTTCTTGAGAGTGGGTTTTGATTCTGCAAGCCGATTATAAAAGCCTCTACGGGCATCCTGATATTTCTTTGGGTCTTTTCCAGATTCATTCAAAAATGCTTGCGCCCTCCCCATGCCACAATTAACGGTGGCATCAAAAAACAACCAATCAAGCGGAGACGGAAGATGATCGCAACCATCCCTCAACCATTCCGACCAGTAGATTTCTGTGGCCTGATCTGCGGTAAGATTCTTGATGTCCACATGGGGGTGCGAGCGTTGGTCGATCCCGTATTTTGTGGCTCCCCCTGGGTCTTGCGGATCGTTCTCGTATTCCCTTCCCTCGTGGTCAAACAACCAAGGTATGATTTTGTCCCTAAAGCGAGTGGTCATCAAAGTAACGAGGCTTATACACCCTTTGATTCACTTCCACGTCTGGAGCTTTAGCATTGGAGTCAATCTTCTCGTCTTCATCTAAGTGCTGAAGAACGGATGCCGCTTTCCAATCCATAGCGGCTTGCCCCGTGATGAGGGTCGTTACCAAGGCTCCAAAGAAGAGAACGACAAGGTTGGCGAGTTCGACAATTTCTT